AGGCATATGTGATTGATAACTCTCAGATACAAAAGAAAATTTTAGGAATACATGGAGCATGTAATGGACAAGATTCGATTATATGTCCAATTTTTAAATCAGATTTGGATGGTTTTAATGATGGAGATTATACCCAAAACTGTGAGATGGATACAGATTATGTTAAGGAGATTTTTACGATGAACGGAATAGGAGTTATGGAATGTGATGAACCACATACACCTGGTTTTAGACCGGTGTTTAAAATAGATAAGAATTATAGTGGACCACAAGTTACAAACATAGCGCCAACAGTTTTGAAAACAGGAGTAGATATGTATATAGGATCAAAGAAGATATTTTTAAAACCAGCATATGAGGTGAAAGAAGTTCCAGCAGTTTTGAAGAAAATTGCAACTAAAGATGGCATGAAAGATCCACACGTTTTATGTTATCGAAAATTTAAACGACATATACCATCACCACCAGATGAGATAGAAGATGATGATGTATGTGATGGAATTTTTCCACCTAATTTGCATGAATTAGATTTGAGGATATTATCAATTGAGAAATCAGTGTTTGGTGATCCTACAATAGGATTGAAGGCGATAGATTTGAAGACAGCAATAGGAGCACCATTTAGTTTGCTAGGAATGAGGAGGACAGATGTAATTAATAGACCAGTAAACGCACCAGATTTCGACGCAGGATGGATAGAATTGTGTAAAGAGGAAGAGTTAGATGATATTGATTTTGAGAAGCATTGGATCTCACCGAAGTTGAGGAAGGATGTAGAGTATAGGGAGAAGATGGCTAAACTTGGAAAGGTAGTACCACAAGTATCTTTGCATTGTTTAAAAGATGAGACTCGACCGTTGGATAGAGTACTTTTAGCGTACACGAGAGCATTTCAGATAGCAATGTTAGGACACTTAATTTTTTCAAGAATGGCTTTGGGAGCTTTTATGATCCAAGTGGAACATGATCAGTTGACAGATATTTGCGTAGGTATCAACCCATATTCACAACAATGGGCATCATTATTTAGGAGATTAGCTAGGTTTGGAGATAGAGCGACAGATACAGACGTAAGTGGATGGGATTTATGTTACATGATAGAAACGGCACATATTTTTACACGACAATTTTCAAAAAGAACATATATTCCTATGGATAGTGATTATTGCAAATACATTTTCTCAGCACTTATATCAAGTTTTTGCATTTTTGTATTAATAGGAAATATAGTTTATTATGCACTTATGATGGTCTCAGGATCATTAGCAACATCTTTTCTAAATACTATTTTTAATTCAATCAAGAAGAGGACAATCTTTAAAATACTTTGTAAACAGTTCTTAAACAAAGTTTTACGATTTGATGATCATGCCGCCTGTGCACCTTTTGGCGACGATGATGTGACAACAATGAATGAAACAGTTTGTGAATGGTTTAATGGAGAAACAATTGCTAAGGCAGCTCTGAAATATTTCGGACATGTACATACAGACCCTAGCAAAGGAAATGACATTCCAAAATGGAAGTCATTATTAAAAGTAGAATTTTTGAAAAGATATTATGCACCACTAGCACTGACACAATTTGTAGGCAATGCATCAGAGACAACTGACAAAACATCACAATTAGTAGTTTTAGCACCTTTAAATAAAGACACGTTGCGTAATATGGTGATGTGGGTTCAGAAACCGAAAGATGGAAGAACTTTAGAAGAAGCTACTCGAACAAATATTTGTAACGCCCTGCGAGAATGGGCACTATGGGGACAGGAGGATTTTGAACGAGAAAAGATCCGACTGAATTTGTATTTAAGAGCGATTCATCAACCCCAGTATACAGAGATGTATCATGATGTTCGTATGATGTTCGAGACAGATGCCAAGCGTTAAGCGGCATCGCCCCCGGGGGCGTAAAACACCGGATTGGGGAAGAAAGCGCTTTGGTTGACCACTCACGAGGTAGGAATTTATTCCGGGTGGAAAACGTTCAGACTCTTTCCCGTAAGGCTTAAGTGACTTACAAAATACCTCATTACACTGCACGGTAGTTAATCCGCTACTGTCCAATAGTGAACACAGGATTCAAGCACAACAACAAACAACAGACAAAGCAACTCAGGTTGCACTTACAACGGATAGTGATTCTACTGTAACTATGACTCATAATCAAGTTCAGTTTGAGGACAAGACTCAGGTACTCGAAGTAGAAAACCGACTCACTTTCCAAAAGTTGTATTCAACAGTTAACCCCTATCCAGACGACACACCGACCGGACCACTTACAAGGTTGGTGAAATATTTGGATCTTGCTTGGGGGCCATCAGGAATTGGAGGCGTAGCGCAAATATTATTTGACCCTATAATTGCCCTAGTCACCACTTCCCCAACACACGCGAACATACTCGGAGACGTGATTACAGGAACAGGAACCAACGTAGGAATGTATCGGTATATGCAATGTGAAGTAGAAGTTTCGATCAAAATAAATAGTACCCAGTATCATCAGGGATGTTTATGTGCAGGTTGGTTACCACAACTAGCACCAGATCAATGCGCAGGACGTTTTTATGCACCATCTCATGATGGCATATTGATGTCCGCTTCTTTGCAGGAACAATGTACTTTTACAATTCCTTTTATGACAAGTAGACCACATTATGACTTGTTAGGTTGGCAACAATCACACCCAAACCGAGTGTTTATCACGGTTATTAATACATTGGTGACTAGTTCACCCAGTATAATAGACACTATTCCCGTTAGTGTTTGGTTGCAAATGAAAAACGTTAAACTTTACGGTGTCATGCCGCAGACGTTCCCTGGGACGAAAACCCCAGTTGAGAGTAATAAGCGTTGCGAATTTGACATGCAATCAACACATAGAAATAAGTTTCATGTAGAAAAGGAAGCTGAGACCAAAGATCACCAAGGGATATCAGCACCTGGACCAAAATCGATTATTAAACCAATCTTAGACAGTATCCCTATTGTCGGAGAGGTAGTACGATTAGGTTCAGCTATAATGAACTTAGATAAGCCAGCTTCAGATCAAGGAGTGACTTACACAGCGAACCGCCCTGGAAGGGGCATGGGTTTGTTAACAGGAGTAGACTATTCAGAACCTATTGGAAGCTTTCCATCCTATTCTGTATCAAAAGAGATAGGACCAATGGAGAGTTCCGACATGAATGTAGTAGATTATTGTCGTAAACCGGCTTTATTCTACCAGGCATCAGTAGTGAGCGCAGGAATTATTGTACAACTCACAATGCACCCAATGAAATACTATATTTCGACGCAAAGAACAGAACCAGATTTCTTAGCTTTCGGATCGAGTTTTTATCAATATTGGAGAGGTACAATAAAACTTTTATTTCACTTTGTAGCAACACCATTTTATTCATGTCGCTTTAGAATTTCTGTAACTCATGCGAATGGAGCACCAGCAACCATTGATATAGGCACAGGAGCATTTTCAAGAATAGTTGATGTTAAAGGAGACACATGGACTGCACTTACAGTCCCATACCTAAGCAGAAGGATATGGTCTTACGTTAATTTCGACTATCATTCAGATTTCTCATATTTGACCATTGAGGCACTGACAGATGTTCTTGGTAGCTCTTTACCATCAGACGCATTGATTTACATGAATATTTATAGAGCAGCAGGTGATGATTTTCAATTAGCAGGCTTGCACAATGCACAAATGATTGCGCCAGCCCCGATGAATAATAATAACCATTTAGTACACGGAGATAGTACCAAGAAACGAGAGGTTTTTCAACAACAATCCAGCTTAAAGGATAAGTTCAAAGAAACTTTTATGGGCATCACATCATCACAAACAGGCTTGCACGAAGAAGGCTTGTTTATGGCGGATGGCAGTACCACTATTGCAGATACTTGTAAAAGATTCTATCCTTATGTAGCAGGAGGATCATTTTCCTACCCGTACACATTTTTAGCAGCAGGTTTCACGACATTACCTGCCTACTTTTGGGCATACACATTTTTATATTGGCGGGGTTCACGACGCGTTAAGTTTACACCTAAGGCCAGCTCAAAAATTATCTTCATAAATGACGTAACAGGTATCCCAACCTTTGGAGGGGGATATGCAAGCTTTGACGAAGTAGCAGCACAGGCTGTAGTCCCATGGTTTAGCACTGAAAGTTATTATCCAACAGTAGATCGAGATTCAATATTGAACTACTGGTCCACGGCACGGCCACTGGCATGTTCACCATCAACTGCACTAGGAGATGATACAACATACAACCAGTGGTTTGCTATTGGAGATGACTTTAAGTACTTTTTCGTAGTACAGCCCTTCGTCTCGCATCTGTTTAGCTCGGGAGAGCGACAGAAGAAAGCTGTTAAGGTTGATAAAATCTAATTCACTTTACATACCACACGCACATTGACAGCACACGCTTAACACATAATTTAGGACACAATTATATAGCTAGTAAATACCTTGCACGAAACTCATAAACGCGGCTTTTACGCAACTTGGAGGACATAGGCCACCCTCCCTTGAACCATAAGTTGCTTTCGTTTATGGCTTTCAACCTTTAGGGGAATTGAAGAGTTTTCAATAGCCCTGACTCAGTTGTGTTAACTGAGAAGGAATTAAGCAC